AGCAGGATTTGGTTTTGCAGCAGCAACAGTAGCTAACTTATATGTTAGTCCAGATGCAACTGGTTTAGTAGCTTCAAACTGGAAGCCACTAGTATATACAGCATCAGGAACAGTTCCATTAAGTTTAGCAACAAGCAAGCAATTATGGTACAACAGTGTTACTGATGAAGTTGATATTTTAGTACATAACGGTGACGACTTTGTTGGACTTAACTACGTAGGAGCTTCTGGGTTAAGTACACCTTCAAGTCCATACACTGGCACTAGTCCAGATGGTCCACAAGTTGCAGCAACAGCACCAACTACACAGTCAGATCTAACTGCACTTGTAAATGGCGATATTTGGATTAGTACAGCAGACGTTGAAAACTATCCAGCAATTTACAGATGGAATTCAGCACTAGCAACACCAGCTTGGATACTACTTGATAAAGCAGACCAAACTACAGAAAATGGTGTACTATTTGCAGATGCACGTCAAGGCAACGATGGCGGAACAGCAACAGATGCACCAATTGCAACTATTGCAGAATTGCTTATAAGTGACTTTGTAGACACTGATGCTCCGGATCCAGCATTATATCCAAAAGGTATGTTGTTATGGAACTTGCGTAAGAGTGGATTTAACGTTAAGCGTTTTGAGCGCACTTACGTAGACGTAACTGCTAAAAACATTCGCCAAGGCGGTGTTGATGCAGGTGCTTCGATGGCAGCTTACTACCCACATCGTTGGGTTACTGATTCAGGTAATCAAGAAGACGGTTCAGGCAGCTTCGGACGTCATGCACAGCGTAAGAGTGTTGTACAAGCACTACAAGCACTTGTTAATAGCAACCAAGAAATACGTGACGAAGAAAGTCGTCAGTTTAACTTGTTAGCTGCTCCAGGTTATCCAGAGCTAATTGGTGAAATGATCACACTAAACTATGATAGACGCTTAACTGGGTTTGTTGTTGGTGATACACCATTCCGTTTAACACCAGATGCAACTTCATTAAATGAATGGGCAACTAACGTTAAACTAGCACTAGAAGATAACGACAATGGCGCAGTTAGCTACGACGAGTACATGGCTATGTATTATGGTTCAGGCTTTACAAGTGATAACGCAGGAAATAACATTGTTGTTCCAGCAAGTCATATGGCACTACGTACTATCATACTAAACGATCAGGTTGCTTTCCCTTGGTTTGCACCAGCAGGAACACGACGTGGTGGTGTAAGTAATGCTACAAGTTCAGGTTATATTACTAGCACAGGCGAATTTAAGTCAGTAGCATTAAACACTGGACAGCGTGATACACTTTATTCAAATGCAATTAATCCAATCACATTCATTAGTGGTGCAGGACTTGTAGTATTTGGACAAAAGACTCGTGCAAGAAACGCAAGTGCATTGGATCGTGTTAACGTAGCACGTCTAACTGTATACTTACGTGGACAGCTAGAGTTGTTAGCCAAGCCATACTTGTTTGAGCCAAATGACAAGATCACAAGAGATCAAGTTAAAGCAGCAGCTGATGCGCTATTACTAGAATTAGTAGCACTAAGAGCACTTTACGACTTCCTAGTTGTGTGTGATGAAAGTAACAACACACCAGCAAGAATAGACCGTAACGAGCTATACTTAGATATTGCTATTGAACCAGTAAAAGCTATTGAGTTTATATACATACCGCTTAGAATTAAGAACACAGGCGAAATTGCAGCACTAGGTTAATATGCGCATATAATGAACGGGGAAAGTTCCCCGTTCATTCAAGCATAAATACTGTATAGGAGAATACAAATGCCAATTACAACATTACAAAACATCAGTGTACCTACAGAAGGTGCTGGATCCAACTCATCATTATTGATGCCAAAGTTACAGTATCGCTTTAGAGTATTACTAGATAGTTTTGGTACTACTGGTGGTCCAGACGGTACAAGAGAAGTTTCAAGACAAGTAGTAGACGTAACTCGTCCAAACATTAGTTTTGAACAAATGACAATTGAAGCTTACAACAGCAGAACATATCTTGCAGGTAAGCACACATGGGAACCAATTACACTAACACTACGCGAAGATGCAAACAACAACGTACAAAAAGTTGTTGGACAGCAGCTACAAAAGCAGTTCGATTTCTTCGAACAGTCAAGTGCAGTGTCAAGTGGTACTTACAAGTTCCAAACTAGAATTGAAATTCTAGATGGTGGTAACGGCGCTAATGGAGCAAATGTAATTGATCGCTTCCAATTAGTTGGTTGTTATTTAGAATCTGCAAACTACAATTCACTAGCATATGCGACTAACGAAGCAGTAACAACTACACTAAGTATTCGTTACGACAACGCTATCCAGTTTGGATCAGACGAGTCGTTCGAAGGCATTGGCGAAGCAGTTACAAGAGCTGTAAACTCAGCTACTGGTGGAACCACAGTTACTGGCTAACACAGTTAGTTAAAGTTGGCACTTCATATAGAAAGCGAGGATTGTTAATTCAATTCTCGCTTTTCTTTATATACAAGGTTAATGCGGAAGGATAAATATTAGTATGAGTTTAAAAGATGCATTCCTATTTAATTTAACAGCAGACACAAGTTTACGTGACGCACGTCATGCAAACCAAATCTATACACAACATAATTTTGCTTTTGCTCCTAAAACAAAGTATATGTATCATGTTAGATTTGACCCTAATCAAGAAGTGGGCAATAATGCAAATTCAAACACATTTAGATTTCAAAAAGAATTAGGCGTACTTGTTAAATCAGCAGACTTGCCCAGCTTTAGAGCAAGCGTAGAAAACAAACAACAATATAATCGTAAGAAAAATGTACAAACTAGACTTGATTATCAAGACTGTAGAATTACATTTCATGATGATAACACTGGTGTTACAAGAGCATTATTAGAAGATTATTACCGATATTATTTCGCAGACGCTAATAAAACTACTACTGGTGACTACGGTGCATATGGGTCTCGCGACAAATACATGCTTAAAGTTCCAAACTACGGACTTAACAACGAAAAAACAACTCCATTCTTTAAAAGCATTACAATTTACCAACTAGCACGTAGGGATTGGGTAGCATACACATTAGTCAATCCGCTGTTAACTGCATGGGATCACGGAAGTGTTGAAAGTAGTAGCACAGACTTTAACGAAAATTCAATAAGTATTGCTTATGAAGCTGTACAATATAGTAGCGGCTCATCTATTTTTGAACCTCCTTCGGGGTTTGCAGATGCAAGTATAGGTTATGATGTAACTCCAAGTCCAAGTGGATACTTAGACAATTCGATGAACAGTAATATAGATACAAGTAAAGGGTTACTACCTGCACTAATTGGGTTAGGTACGTCAGCACTTTTAAACAAAGCATTCGGAAACAGAAACAGTTCTAGTAAAAATATTCTCAAGCAAGTTGCAACAGGAGTAATTGGCGGCTTGGTAACTAATATGTTATCGCAAAACAAATTGCCTATTTCGGACACAATGAACTTGCAATCTTCAAGCACATCGACTTCAAATAATAGTGGAACGTTATCTAACGCAGCAATAAGCGCAGCATTCGCGTCTCCTGCTAAAACTAGTCAAATTATGCCAGTAATGCTTGCTAGTGGATCGATACCTAATGTAAGTTTATCGGAATATAATAGTTCCACTACTGCACAAAAGGCAGCATACACTACACAAATAACAAGTAAGATTTCAAAAGGAGATCAGAAATTAACACAGCTTGCATCCAATGCAATTAACGGTTTAGGCGGAACTTAATTATGGAAAATAAAGATATAACTACAGAGTTTTTTAACAACTTTTATAATTTAGAAATTAGTTATAATGCTAGTGAAGTTGATGCTGTAATTGGGTATTTTCTTAAACGAGGATTTCAAAAAGTATCAGCAATTAATACAGCAAGTGTGTTACTACAGCAAGCTAAAATTGATGATTTAAATGTACAGGAATTAATAGATACACTTAAAGGTGTAACTGACGTACAACTAAGTCTTATCGTTGCACAAATACTTAACTTTAATAGAGAAAAAACTAGTGTATTAGGATTTAGAGATGAATCGTTACAGTTTGAATTATTTGATCAAAGAAACGTTGTAATATGATATGGGTCGATTTGCGCAAGGTAAATTTAATCTAAAAAATCCAAAAAAATACATAGGTAACAAAGTTCCTACATACCGTTCAGGGTGGGAATTTACCTTTATGAAATTTTGTGATGAACATCCTGCTATAGAACAAT